TTAGGCTGAATAGCATAATTACCGTTATCAAGTTCCAAAACATGTCCACACTTATGTTCTTGAGGTATTTCAGAGTGTTCGGTGTTAAGAATATTATTATCAGGGTGAGCCCAATCAATAGTAAATAAATAATTTCCATGATAAAAATTTTTATCCTTTCCTAAATACTTACCTTTAGTACCGTTTAAAAAATCAAACTGATGGACACTAGGATAATAACTAAAGCAATCCCACAGTTCCAACGTGTGTAACGGCATATCGGGCACTTCGGTTCTTTGTAAATGTTTTTGGAAAAAAGCTGAGATAGGCAAACGATAGTAGACCGCACCGTTCGGTAACATCGCATGAAATAGGACTGCACGCCCTGGTATCGATGCAAGACCAAAGATAACTGCGTCTTCACTTTCTCCATGATGTTTTTTAAAATCATAAAGATATTCCTTTCTTACTTGACAATACATTGTCGGAGTATTTGCATTGAGGTAAGTCGCCATTTAACATTTCCATCTTTTTCTCGCTTGTCTTAATCTTGAATTAGGATCCTTAGCAGCTTTTGGAAACATTTTCATTTGTCCAGCAGATCTTGCACAATAAGATCTTCTTCTTGCTGCACGTTTTGGTCCTGGTTTATCTTCTGTAACTGCTGTTTTTAATTTTGAACCTGGATTTTTTCTTCGGTAAGCTTCAACACCAGCTTGTGTCATGCCAGCTCCAGATTTTGTTGATCTAAAATTTTTTTTGTTTCTTGGTGGCATACCACCTTTTTTCATTTGTGCTGGTTCTTGTTTTTCAGTTTCTTTTTTCTCAGCTTGAGTTGTTGCTGTAGATTTAACTCCAGCACTTAGTTGTGAAGCAGGTACTGCTGTAGCAATTGCATCAGTAATGGCAGCTACACCACCAAAACTGGCTTTCATTACAGCTTTACCTGTGCCTCTAATCTGACAACCTAACTTAGCCATTTTGACCTGTTAGCTTCGGTGCATCGTACACATCAGTGAATAATGTGTAAGCAGTAATGTTTGTTTTAGTTTTGCAAAATACACCTGCGGGAAATAAAATTCCGTCTTCAGGTAAATTCATATTAATAACATCACCATTCGATACATCCACAGCAAGTAAAGTAGTTCCAGCATTAGAAGTTGTAGTTAATTCTAAAAACCCATCTCCTCCACCGCTTGATGCTACAGATATCGCTCTAACACGTACAGGCTGAGAAATAATTGCAGTAGCGCCTGCTGCTGCATTTGATCTTGTAGCTTGTATATCGCTTTTGTAACCCATTTTAACTCCTTAGTTTGTGGCTCCCGAAGGAGCCACTAATTATTAATTATGCTACCTGACTAAATCTTACATACCATGTAATTGCACCACTCGCAGAAGCGTTGGTTGAATTAGTGATTTGTAAGAAAATGCTTCTAGCATCGCCTGATACATTTACTTTTGGAGATGCTGCAGGAGATGCATTTGCAATTGCAGTATCCAATAAAGTTAAATCGTAGTGAGCTCCAGCTGGAACAGTTGTGCCTCCTGCTAAAATACCATCAGCATCAGCTGCCACTAATTGAGCGCCACCTGTAGCAGTTCCAACTTTCCATCCAATGTTACCTGTAGCAATAGTTGGAGCAGATGTTACAAGAATTCCAATTTCTGTAATAATTGTGTTGTTAGGTTGTGAAAAAGTTACTTCATTAGTGCCTGCTGTTGCTTCAACTTCTGCACCTGTAACAATTCCTTGACTTTGTAAAAATAAACCATCGTACGCACCTGTAGATCCAATTGTAAAATTAGATGTAAAAGCACCTGTAGATGAGTTTTTAGTTCCACCAATGAAACCATTTTCTGATCGGACTGGACCCGAAAAAGTAGTATTAGCCATAATTATTCTCCTTATTTAAATTGATACAGTCTTAAGGCCGTCTGCTGAATTCAGTCTGCATCAAAAATTTATATTCAGTGTTTCTATTATACATAAAAAAAGGGCGGCCATAAAGACCGCCCTTTTCAATCCGTTAACTAAGATTAACTAGTTGGTAAGTTTCCGTTACCAAAGATTGCTCTTGGGTCTGAGAAACCGAAAGAGTATCTTTCTCTAGCTTTAAATCTTACGTTACCTGTATCGAAGTCACCTTCCATAGCAGTTTTGATTGGGCTTCTAACGAAATGTTTAAGACCATTAGGTGCATCAGTTAAAAGGAAGAATGAATCAGTATCTGTTAAGAAGTGATTTACTCTGTATCCTTCTGGAACCATGCTCATAGATCTTAAAGCATTGATATCGTTATCCGCAGTTCCTGATCTTAGAGGAGATTTCATAATTCTCTCTGCAGTAAATTGTAATTCTTTTGGAATTATCATTTTTCTACCAGAAAGAGCTATTTTTAAGCCTCTTTCATCAACGAAACCTGCGATGTCAATCAATGATTGCTCTAAAGATGTTTCGTTTAAGTCAGCAGCAGTTGCTAATACGTTTGAAAACGTACCGCCAGTTGCTAATGGGTGAGCGTTCGAAATTAATGGAACACCGTCTCCACCAGTTACCGCTGTAAACTGTGCTTTGTTCAACACAGCAGCTGCTTTAACTTGTTTAGTGTGTGACATAGATCTTGCTAAAGCTTTTGTATATCTTGCAGCAAGTCTGTCATACAGGTTATCTTCGATCGCTTCTTCAGTAATTGAGAAAGCTAATGCGATAGTCTCGTGAGAGTATCTAGCAGTGAAAGTTTCATTTGCTTGATCAAACACAACTCCCGCACCTTCTTGTTTTACTGGAGCCGCAGCGAAACCTGCTAACATCACTTCTTCTTCGAATGCTCGATCAGAAGTTTCAGTTGCAAATATTTCTGCATGCTCGTTTTCGTAACGATCGTATTCCAGGCCAAATAGTGCATTTAAACCTGGCTCTAGTTCTTTAACTAGTTGTGATCTACTTATAGCCATAATTTTATTCTCCTATTATATGCCTGTACCGCTTCTAAAGAAGTGGTTGTTGATTCTAACAAGTATGTTCGAATTAGATGAACTTGCATCAGAATTATCTGGGTCCTGAGAAATATCAATCGCTTGTACAACGAATGTAGAATCAGTTCCAGTTGAAGCTTTGTTAAGCTGCACTTCTGAAATACCTGTTATTGTGTTACCGGTTGCATCAGTTACTGAATAGTTAGTATACAGGTCTGATCTTGCAAAAGTATTATTCACGTCCATTAAAAATACTGCGTCTGGATCGTCAACAACAAATGCCGTAATGTCACTTGCGTTCACTGAACCAGGGTAGTAGTTTGAATAAGTCGGCTTTTGCGTAGTAGGATCTGTATAAAAACATCCATTGAAAACTCCGATTACAGCGGCACTTGTTCCTGCTACGTGTCTGCTAATGTCTCCATCAGCTTCAGGTACAACTAAGTCACCTTGATAAATAGCAACTGTGTTGTTTGCAGAAATTGTGTATCTGTTCTGAGCTCCAACTAATGGTGTACCGTCTAGTTTTCTGTATGGTCTTAGACCAAACTTTTCACTTACGTTTGCCATAGTGTTTTTTACTCCTTGTTTAGTTTTATGTTAAGCCGCCTTAGTTGGTAGGTAATGTTAAAAAATTAACGTTTACGTCCACCACCAAAGGTCACTCTGGATTGTCTATCAATATTGATAGGCATTCCTGGGTGCTGTTCCTTCATTAGATCGTTATCGACAGCGTTAATTTGGTCTTGAGTAATTCTTGAAAAATACTCGCCACGCTGTTTTAAAATCTCTTCCGGTATCCTTGCCAGCACAAGGCCTCCAATCCCGATACATCCCTGATAAGTACCTTTAGCTATGACAGGATATTTCATTGCATCGATATCTGAATATTCATCAGCTCGTACAAATTCATAACCCTCTCTTAATTTCTTAGATACATTTCCTGTATCTTCAAAACCAGCTACTTCGGTTCTAATCCATCTATGGATAAAACCATCTGGTGCAGGGGGAGCATCCAAACTGGATGGTAAAGTCCAACTTTTTTTTCTAGTAGTCGTCTCTCTAGAATTGGACTGGCGTGAAGACTTGTCTATTGTTTCCATATTATCTATCCTCCTTCACGAATTTAGCGTATTCCTCTAGTGGCACCCCTAATTTTTTAGCAATAGCTACCTGTGATTTGGTGAGTTTCACAGTTCTGCGTCCAGCTTGCTTACGAGATACACCTGCAACATTTTGGACGGGTTTTTTAGTTGCAGTTTCTAAAGATTGCTCCTCAGATGTATCTGTAGCATTGTTAAACTTATGAGGAAAATATTCCTGCATACGTTTATCAATTTCATTATAGTATTCATCACTCTCTACTTCAATACCTTGACTTACAAGTTCATCATGTAAGCCCATTGCTGCAGATGTCATGACCCTATCAGTGCCAAACCAGTCATTATTTTTAGCCCAGGACTGTGCCTTTTGACTAATTTGAACTGGTTGCTCTTGAGTCGGAGCCTGTACTGTACCCTCGTGTTTAAGTGCAGCTTCAGCTTCCTTCTTCCTTTTCTCCTTTTCGGATAAAGAAATTCTTACCTTTTCTTTTTCAACAGCTAATCTGGTTAAGCTATCATTTGCTTCCATGACTTTGTCGCTATCTTGTAATTCAAGTGCTTCTTTTAACTGTCGTTTGACTTTGTCTCTTTCAGCATCAATTCTAGCGTCGTACTGTTTTAAATATTCAGTATCGCTAGTCTCGTACTTTTCAGAAACATCAGAAAATTTTTTCTGTAAACCTTTTGCATACTCTAAAGCTGCTTTTTCTCTTCTTTCAGCTTCTCTGTATTTAAAAGTTAACTCTTTAATTCTTTTTTGAGCGTTCTCAGAAACTTTATTTAAATCAGCTTTAGGCTCATCTTTTTCTTCTTCAGTTGCTTGTTGTTGAATAGCATCTGGTGTTTCTTTTGTCTCTGCTTTTTCTTTTTTAAAATTAGAAAGATCTGTGTAACCTAAGTCCACATCTTCTTTTTTTATTTCTGAAGCGTGCTTTTCACTTTCAGTATTCTCTAAACTAATGTTGGTTTCTTGTGCATCATCTGTATCAAGTTCAACATCGTTATTTTTTGCCGTAGCTTGTTCTACCATTTTTTTCTCCTAATAATTGTGGATGATATTGTCTGGATCACTGACCGTGCCGATAATCTCATCATCGTTTAGAATACGAACTTCACCAAGTTCAGTTTTGAATCTGGAACCTGCATATCTTCCAAAGATTACCCAGTCGCCTTCTTTACACCAAGGGCCATCTGGAAATTTACCTTCATCTTTGTAACAAAGTGGTCCGCATTTAATAACAAGAGCACATACCGTTGCAAGTGCAACTCTCTCTTGTGATTCGTCCGACATATAAATTCCACCTTTTGTTTTTTTAGGTGGTATGTATGGACGTACTAAAATTCTCCATCCCGTAGGATCTGGAATTTTATCTAACATTTGTGAAATGTCTTTTGGGTCGGTAGGAATATCTGGCTTTTGTTCTTTAAGCTTCGTTACTATCGCTGACCCATCCGGTTTTACCAAGGTCGTCATCTTCTATATCCTCTTTTTTCAGCAGGTATTTAATCACCTGAAGCAGTTCCTCTAAAGAACTGAGTTGACCTCTAGAATATTGAAGTTTCTCAACAGTGTCAACACTGTGCACGATATGGTCTCTTTTCGCCTCTATGAGTTTCTTGATTTCTTTTCTGATTTCGTTAACGGTTGTTACGTCTAGCATATAGTTTTTTCCAACATAAGTTGGATAACTTAGTAGCAAATTTACTTAGTAAAGTCCAAAGCTTTCTCATGTATATTAATAATATGGAGGATATATAGACTTTATTTTACCTTCAGCAACTAGTTTTTTTAAATCACCTTTGGACATTTTTCCAAATGCAATGTCCTCTAATTTAAGAGGTTTTTGTTTTTTAAATAATTTTTTAATCCAGTTTATCATTTGTTTTTATTCATGTTTATTACATCTGTTGCTTTAAGTCCGTACACAGCAGCCACGACTGAAACCCATAAACCAACCACCCACCAAGGCATCTCTTGTAGTTTTTGAAAATATAAATCAATCTTTTGTTGCATCTTTTCGTCTTCTGCAAAAACAGAATACGCTAATAAAAACAGAGGTGATGAAATTGTTAAAAGTATGAATTCGTCCTTCCAATCGTTTTTTTGATTTTCAAAAACTTTACCAGTATATTCTATTTCTCCACGCTTCATTTTTTCTGCGTGCAGTAACGCAGCTTCTGACATTGCAATTTCAGATTTCTTTTTATTGGAATAAATTTCTGCTGCAGCTTTTATTCCTGATCCTAATAAACTCCATGGAAACATAATAAAAAATTATATCATGTCTACTTTGCTACTGGAATATCCTGCTTCAGCTCCGTTAAAATTTTAATTATCTTAGTCATTCTTCGCTCTCCCCAAAAGATCATCATTTGTCTTGCACATTCAAGTGCTTTCTCACCTTTGACTTTCCATACATGAGTGGGTTCTGCGTTTTCCGTTCTTGGGGATCTATATTGAATATTACCACAAGCAAAAAATTCTTGAAATTTTCCAATAATATCTACATCCCTCATTTCAACTTGAAGCATGAATATCTTTTTTTGATCTTTACCATTAGACCATAAACCAAAACTACCTTCACCATCAAATACACCTGCAAGATAAGCAAGTTTATTTTGAACTAAGATTTTAGGTTGTTCGTGTTTGTATTTTTTTGAAGGGGACTCTAATTCCTTGAGGGGATGGCCCTCTTTTAGGAGGTGGTCCTGATTTTGTTCCGCCACTGAGTCCTTTATTTCTTTTTCTTTTTAGATTTTTTTTCGACACCTTTAATCACTCCTTT